ATTTTTGTTTGAATCGTACCCTAAAATGTATAAATTTAAAGCTAATGGGTTAGGGATATTATCTGATTCTGTTGTTAAAGGGGATATTTGATCGTCTTGAGTTATGTAAGCTTTTGCTACTCTACCAAATCTAGGGGGTAAAGATAGCGTTCTTATAATATAATCTTCTTTAGTTACTGTTCTTTGTTGAGCAGAAAAATTAGCCATTGTATTTAATCTAATATCTTCTATAGAATCCCCAGCTCCTCCTCCTGTGGCTGCCTCTGGGTTACTAATCGCTACTGAAGATTTAATATAATTTAAAAGACTATTATTTAAATTGGGTTTGTTTATTGTAGATATGGTATCTATTTCTGTTATTGTATTAGATTGTACATTAGATTCTAAACCACCACCTACAATATATGTTATGGTTAAAGTTGTGTTTGATGGTGCTTGACCATATGTTTTTGTAAATAAGAAATTTGAGGGATCATATGCTGTGTCTAATTTTGATCTTCCATCATTAATACCTAAACCTATATTATCAGGATTGGGTATAATTTCTTCATCAGCTTTATCACTAGTACCGGCACCAAATTGTACTTCTAATTGGTTATTTGTTTTAAATCTAGATATGAAACGTCTAGTTGATTTTTTTAATTTAAGGAGAAAAGGTGTTTGATTATTATATTGTTTTAATTCAGAATCATTAGCTCCTGTATTTTCTACCTCATCAAATATAGTATCTTGAGCTAGATATGGAACTTCATTCCAGTTATTACCCTCACTGTCTATTATAGATTCAATTGATATGATATTATTATCAAATAATTCTAGTGTTTTAAACCTTTCAGCAGATCCTATTGTGAATGTTTGAGATTTAACTTCACCCGAAATCGCTTTTGAGGTCTTTTTTAATAAATAATATGCTGGATTATTGCTATTGTCGTAAGAATATATAGATACAGTAGTAGGATCTAAAGATGATGATAAATTAAAATTGACTTGGTTATTTAAATAAAATTTAGGACCTTCTGTTGAATTAAAAACTGAGTTTTTTGATATTTTTAAAGTATAATCAAAATCAGGGCTATATCTTCCATTAGATAATTTTGAGGGAACTAACTGAAATATATCTAAATCTACATTAGACGCTGCTGTTACTTTAGGTTTATAACCCATAGCATACGCCATGTTATATAGGTTTTCTTTTTCTTGAGCTAATGATAAAAATGATTCACGTAATTGTGTGTCGGTATAAAATGATAAAACATCACCAATATATGCTGCCATTTCAAGAAACATCATTCCTGGGTTCCCTTCACTAAAATCATTGAAGTTATCTGGAAAATAAACTTCAGCGAATTCCATTAATTGGTTTTTATAAGAATTAAAATCTTTGTTAAGATATTTTATATCCTTATCTTGCGTTTTATTTGATACTTTACTATAAGCCATTTTTACATGTTATTAACCATTTCCACGTGGGAAATATGATGAATTAAAGTTTAATTGAATAGCATCTGTTGATCCATCTAAATTAAAACTATATGAAATTAATATAAATAACTTATACTCGTCCTCTGATGGGGTAAAACTTACATCTGTTAAAGTAATTGTTGGGATGTAAAATTCAATTTGAGTATTGATTTTTTCTTTTAAAACTTCTACATTTGGACTTTGTTCAAATAGTAATTTTTTTAATCCTACACCAAAATTAGGTTCGTTTACACGTTCACCCGGTTCAGTTAATAATAAATTAATTAAATTACTTTTAACTTGTTCTTTAACTGTAGTAGTACCTTTAAACATATTAACGCTGTCAAGAGGGAAAGCAACCCCGATAGTAACATTTTTGTTAATATCTAGTGGGCTAATTCTTCTATTTCCGTTAATATATGCCATTATGGTCTGCTATTTTTTCTTTTATCCATTGCACGCATTAATTCTCTATAATCTTTATTTACAACATTTGCTACTTGAGTAGGCATTGCCTCTGTTGGTATGGGTGCTGCTGATTCGAATGGCTGTGATAAACTTACAGGAGCCATTGAGGATTCTGTGTTAGTATTACCTTGGGCTGTTTCGTTTAATAAATCATTTAATGCATTATTTGATGTAAATTGTTGGGAAATTGGTTTTTTACCCATGATTTTTTCCTTTAAAGAATGTTGTACACTTTCAGGTACAGGTGTACGTTGTGTAGGTTGTTCTACGATTGTAGGTTTTAATTCCTCACGTAAATCTTCTTTAAGTGATTTAATTTCACGTCGGAGAGCATAATCTATTTCTTCTCTTACGACTTTTCTAAATAGTTTTTCAAAAGCACTTGCTTTCATAATAAATAATGTTTGTTAATAAATATAATTAAGTTAAGCAATTCGATATTGAATTACTTCAAATTTTGCATTTCTTATTCTTTCTATAGTACTAGGTAATAAATCTTCTTCTATAAGTGTAATATCAGCATTATTAGGGGCGTTATTTATAGCATTAGCAAAATCTTCATCTTCTATAGAATCACCTTTAACATCACACATTAATATGTACTTTAAATAGTAAGATTCAACTAAACTTAATATAGCATTGATTTTAGCTTTTATAATAATTACAATACCTCTTATTACAGCTACTAATTTATTAGGTATTAAAGCTAATTTTCTAATTTTTTTTATACGTTTAGTAAAAACTTTTATTGTATTTTTATATTCTTCGACTTTATTTTTGGATTTATCTATTAAATCTTTTAACTTAACAGTAAGAGCCCCATTAGCCGCTAATCCTGTTAAGAATTTAATTGCTACTTTAGATACTTGAACTACAACATTAAGTGTAGGTATAAATTTATTTAAAAGTCTAAAAATACCCTCAATAGAGGCTATTATGAGTGTAATTTTGGCTAATTGTTCTTGAATTTTTTGAACTTTTTCGTCTATTTTATCAGCAAAATTTTTAAGTTTACTCATTAAACTTTTAAATTTGTCATATATAAATTCAATACGTTCTCTTACTTCAATACTACAAACCAATTCTGCTCCTCTAGATATTACTTCATCCATCATCATTTGTTTAATATCATCTTCAGATGGGATTTTTTGTTTAAGTTCAACTATTTTTTTATTAGCTTCCTCTTTTATTTGGGGGGATACTTGATCTAAAATCTGGGAAGATTGATTTACTAATGTTACTATAGAAGGGGTCATAATTATACTGTTTTAACTTGAGTGCTTAAATTTTCTTTAAATTGTTTTTTTAAACGATCTAATTTTTTTCTACGATTATTAATTACAGGTATATTAAGTGCATTAGGAGTTGTGGGACCTTGAGGGGGTGCTATATATGAAATTTCACCTTCAATCATATCTAATATATCATCTAATACATCTATTAAACCTTCTGTTAAATCACTACCTACCATCCATTCTTGTAATCTGTGTCCTAAAATAACAGGTTCAGTAGGTAAATTTCCATCCTTTAAACCTAAATAAATATTAGGAGAATTTACTACAAATTTACTATTAATATCGTCACTAGTATCAAAATTAAAACTACCATTAGTACTAAAACCAATAGCTTCTTTTGAAAATAATAATATTGAATCGTCTTTAGCATTAAACGTTAAACGATCTGAGTTAATTATTACTTGTTTTCCTTGATATATGTTAGGTGCGTCTGGTGTATAACTCATAATTATTTAAATATTGTAGCTACTTTAATGTGGTTAGTTCCAAATTTATTTAAATTTACTCCACTATGATTTTTAAAATAGATATTATTATCAGGTATTCCTAGTTGTTTACAATATGATGGGATTGTAAATAATGGACAATCTTTAGCTGTAATTTGATTATGACCAACTATTTTTATTTGGGGGTATCTAGTTTGGTAAAATTTAACTAATTCGTTTAACGCATTAGCTTGATTTTTAGTCATATCAAATGATGCCAAACCACCTATCCAACTTATATTAATTGTATTATCATTTCCTATATCATTACTTTGATTACTTCCATTCCCAGGGGATCCTACACCATATGATATTTCATCATCTTCATAAATTTGCACACATTTTCCTTCTGAATCTATAGATATATGGTAACCATGTCGTGTATACCCCACACCTTCTATTGTTTGCATAAAATAATAAGCCAAATCTAAATGGGTGTCAGCTAAATTCCCTGCTGTAGTGTGAATTACTAAATATTTAACTCTATTAGATTCTTCTTGTGAATCTATTTTGTTTTTTAAATCATAAACTGACTTTGGTTCATGTAAAGTTACTGAGAAATTTGAGTTTCTTTTTGAAATTATAGGGGTATTATACTGTATTTCATTATTATTTATTACTTCTCCTACTTTATCATCATCATATTTATCATCTTTATCATCTGGTTTTTCTGTACCTGATATAGATGAAACTTCCATAATTCCTGGATTGTCTAATAATTCTTCGGCATAATCTCCAAATGGATCATCTGTGTTTTCTTCAGGTTCAGGAAGTGGTGGTGGGGTGGATGTTAGAGGTTGTTGTATATTTTCAAAATCATTTGTTTCTTCCTCTATTTTTACTTCTATTGGTAATGGTTCTTCAAAATCATCTTCTAATTGTTCTTGGATAGTTTTTACTTTAACTAAATTAGCACCAAACGACTTTTGATTTAATGAAGCAGGGGTAAAATTAGATAATTGTTGATTTGAAGTCATGTAAATTGAAGAAATGTCATTTGAAATGTCTTCTATATTATGAACCCAACCTTTATCGTCTAATTTTGGTTGACCATTTCTTATAATAGTAATAGGATCACCTAATTCACCTACATTACTCCAACCATTAGGGGTTCCAACTTTATTACTAATATTAGTTGAACCAAATCTTATAGAACTTCCAAATCTACCTTCTATAATAGTGTCACCTTCATAAGGTAATAATGGTTTTATGTTTAATTTTTCTTGAAAATAATCACCTAAATTAATACCTGTAGAACCATCTTCTACTTTTCTAGCTATAGATTGTTGATAATCATCACTGTTATTAGAAGGTGTTTCAATGTAAGGTAAAGCATTATGGTGGGGGTGGTTCCATATATTAATTAATGGAAAATAATATGATGATATTTTATTATCTTTATCGTCTGTAGATGTAATTAATACTACTTCGTTTTTTAAAGGGTAATTTTTTACAAACGAAAATAAAGGTTTTGCTGTTGAATCTGTTGATGGGTTTGATTGATTTAATTCTGTGTAAAATATAGTACCTATTGAATCATATTTACCATAGTCTTCAAATCGATCGTGGGAAGGATCTAAAATAATGTCAGTAACCCTAACAGCTTTTAATTTAGTGTCGGGAGATAATATTTGGGTATTATTATCTGTTCTAACTATCGCCATCCTTACTGTCTGCTTCTTTTTCTATTTCTTCAACAATACCTTGAAGTTGGTTCATTTCTTCTTCAGTCAACATGTCACCTCCACCACTTGTAGCGTTACCTGTTGATAAGCGTTGAACTATGGATGCCATTTTTAATAAATGGTCATCGTTTTTAACGCTAATTTCCATATATTCTTTAATTAAGGGAACAACGACTGTTGCGTCTCCTAAATTTTGGATAAGGGGTCTTAATTCAGCTATAAGACCTCCTATTTGTTTACCTTTTTTCTTCTGATTGGTGTGGATTTCCTTAAGGAGATCAGAAAAGGTTTTATTGTCAAATATTACTTGATTTAATGAATCCATATTATACTTTTGTTATAAATATAGAATCTTTTAAACTTTCACGTATCCCGTTTTATCGTATTCGTTGTACAGTTCGTGATATTTCTTTTTAAGTACTTTGGTTACTTTAGTTATTACGGGAGTATCTACATTTGTTATTTCTCTAATGTAAATGTAAAGTGCTTTTTTATTAAAGATTTCTAAATTTTCTCTACGTTTAAATAAAATATTAACAGCATCGCATACTTTTCTGTCTTGATCTTTTTTAAATAACCTAAACATATGTTCGTCGATGTATTCTGTAAAATAATCAATGAAGTCTTTCATGTCTTTTTTACGATCAGGACGACCAAGTTCGTGAATTACTTTATCATCTTCGTCTGCTGCTAATACGTCTGTGGTTGCTTTTTTCTTTTTATAGTTGGTATTATTATAAAGGATAAGATAATTTTTACCTACAATACTAAAGTAAGAAAATGCTTTTGAACCTTTGGTAGGATCAAAATAATGAAGTTTTTCTAAAAGAAAACAAACAACTTCGTGTTTTAAGTCTTCTAAATCGTCTACCTCTGTATAGTAGAATTTGAATGTGTGGATGAGGTTTTCAGCTAGCTTGTAAAACGAATAATTTATACGTTCGTTGAATATCTTATTTCGTGTTGCTTCATGATCGGAAGCTAAATATTCACCAATAGCTAATTCAGTGTCGTGTGTAAAGTACATTCTGGTACTTTTTCTACCTCTTTTTTTCTTTTTCGGAGCAGGAGAACCGACATTTGCCGGTTCTTGTTTTTCTGGTTTACTCATATTTTATTTAAGGCGAAACTCATTTAGAGCTTCTTGTATTTTTTTTACTTCATTAAAAAACCATCCAATTTCATCATCTGCGTAAAATATACCTTTTTGGTCAATATTATTTAATCGGGTATTACATGCCGCAATTGCATCGCTTTGTTTATTTATAAAATCTTCCATCGCTTCATTTTTCTTAATAAGATTTCTTATAGCGAAAACGGAAATTGAAATTGATAAAGT